TACCCATGTTGGGTCTTGTCGGCAACTCACGGATAAAGAGCAACTCCTCATCAGACAAGGACCTGCCAAGCTCTGCAAAGCCTACAGGGATAGGAAAAAGATTATGCAACTGCACGTTCAAATTCCTCTTTGGCTATGCCCATCTCTTTCAGTTGTTCGTCGGTGTAGATCGTAGCAATGCTGTCCTCAAACTCTCTGATCTTGTCAATGACCCAATACACTTCTTGAATGCTTGGGCATGGTCGTGGATCATCCCACCGTGTAAAGACGTTGTTTGATATTTCCCACTTGGCACCAGGGCGTAGTAAGTGCATGGCTGTATCAATGCCTAGGAACTTGTAGATTTTTGTAGTCATGTTATTAATTGATTTTGATGATTACGATACCGGAGCCGCCTCCGCCTCCTGTTCCAGAACCAGGTGCACCAGGATAATATCCGCCTCCGCCTCCGCCTCCAGTATTTATTAATCCCGAAGATCCAGTTACGGAAGGAGACAAAGCGCCTGCACCGCCGCCTCCAACCCCACCAGGTGAATATCCGCCACCAGCTCCTCCTCCTGAATATGGTACAGAAGAACCTGTTATTGTAGAAGTCGTTCCATTTCCAGCTACTCCATGTCCACCAGTTCCTGTAGAAGCATCGGATCCTCCCCCACCACCCCCATAAACTGCGCCATGATTACCTCCATTACGTCCTTGCTGTGTATTAGCTGGTGCACCGTTTCCTCCATCAGAACTAAATGAAGGAGTATTGCCAGACCCAGCAGGTGCACCGCCTCCGCCTGACCCACCTGACCCACCAGTTCCTGTTACTGAACCTCCCCCGCCACCATTAGAGGTAATAGTAGAAAAAACTGAATTACCACCAGTAGTGCCAGTAGCATTACCGGTAACTCCTGCTCCGCCTCCACCAACAGTGATTGTGTAGTCAGTCCCTGCCGTTACACTTAATCCAGTTCCTGTTCTAAAACCTCCTGCTCCGCCTCCTCCAGCATAGTTTATACCAGCTTGTCCTCCGCCACCTCCTCCCCCGCCAGCAACCACAAGATAGTCAACGCTGGTTACACCTGTCGGGCAGGTCCAAGTGGTAGTGCCTTTGAACGTAAATACAGTTTGTACGGGCACGGTGTATTTGAGGATAACAATGCCGGAGCCGCCTGCAGAACCTGGGCCACCAGAACCACTAGTTTGACCACCGCCGCCGCCACCTCCGCCGGTATTAGCAGTTGCGCCCGTTGGCGTTCCATTTCCTTTTTGACCAGCAGCACCACCGCCTGCACCACCTGTGCCTGCAACCGTTGTTGGTCCAGATACAACACCACCCCCACCACCGCCTGCGTAAGTTACCGACGAACCACTAATAGATGACGCTGTTCCTGCACCACCATTACCACCATTTGTAGTTGTGCTGTTACCACCAGAAGCAGAAGCGCCTCCCCCGCCTCCCCCGCCAAAACTTGGGCCTGCACCGTCTGCCCCGTTGCCACCGTTATTCCCCTGGCTTGCGCTGATGGTTCCTGCGGTTCCGCTTAAAGCCCCAGTGATTGTTGTACTAGAAACGGTTTGACTTGCGCTTACAGTATAAGTACCGGCACCTCCCGTTCCTGTGCCATAAGCGGTTATTGTTGTTCCGGCTGTAACCCCAGTTCCTGTAAGAATCATTCCGACAAGAAATGTATTGGTTACTGCACCGCCAACGGTTAGCGTAGTTGCTGAAATGGATGAAGCAGTGCCGGATGCCGAAGGATTACCAGCACCACCTAAACCAGGGCTTGTTCTACCGCCGCCGCCAGAACCGCCCGCTGCACCATTAACCCCGCTATCACCACCACCATAACCACCTTTTGTTGATGTTATAGTTGAAAATATAGAATCGCTACCATTTGTATCTTTGGCACCTCCACTACCTACTGTTACGGTATAATCAGTTCCGGCGGTTACAGATAATCCTGTTCCAGTTCTAAATCCACCAGCACCACCACCCCCGCCAACATAACCAGCAGCACCATCACCACCCCCACCCCCACCAGCCACAACCAAATACTCAACCTCTGTAACACCAGTAGGGCATGTCCAAGTTGACGTAGCGGTAAAGGTTTGGACAATACCGTAGTTCAATACAGGCCAAATCCCCTGCCTCCGAGCAATCATCTGCTCCATCAGTGACCAAACACCTTTGGCTGAAGATGTTGTGGGTATATTTGCGGGGCCAATAATCCCGCCGTTACCTCTCGGCATGGCAACTCCTAGCTGATGTCTTCGTAGCTGCAAACAATTTTCAAATCGCTTGCTGTGCTAGCCTCAGCACCTAACGAGGTGTTTTCTTCTAAATAAATATAAGCATCTTTATCAACTACCACCAGCGTTGCATCAGCAGGAACAACCACCGTCGAGCAAAGCTGTGTAGCCGTCCCTCCTAAAGCAGCAGCAGAATAGTAGTTGATTGTGATCCCAGCGTTGGTTGTTCCATCCACGTTTGCCACGTACAGAGAATTAACTTTCAAAACTTTACCTGAAGAAGCAGCGTTGCTTAGGATCGACGTAGCCGAAGTTGTAGTCAAATTAACTGTTACCGATTTACCTGTGATAGTTGTCGGGGAAAGTAGATTGGGTGCGGCCATAGTAGTTCCTATCCAAAAATAAGTGCAGCAGTGAGTGCATTAAAAGCGCCGCCACCACCCCCGCCACCGGGCCCCGTGGGTCCTGTCGGTCCAGCATTGCCTTGAGCGCCGGTAGCGCCCGTGGCGCCTGGTGCTCCAATTGGTCCGGGCACAGTTGACGCAGGTCCGGTAGGTCCGCTGTCGCCTTGCGCGCCAGTTGCCCCTGTTGAGCCCGTAGGCCCTGGCACAACAGACACTGGGCCTGTTGGTCCTGCATTGCCCGTTGGCCCCGTTGGGCCGACACCTGTCGGACCCGTTGGTCCCGGTGTTGTTGACGCAGCCCCGGTCGGCCCTGTTGGGCCGGCGCCCGTCGGTCCCGTGGGTCCTGGCACTGTGGACGCAGCCCCGGTCGGCCCTGTTGGGCCGGCGCCCGTCGGTCCCGTGGGTCCTGGCACTGTAGATGCATCCCCGGTCGGCCCTGTTGGGCCGGCGCCCGTCGGTCCCGTGGGTCCTGGCACTGTGGATGCATCCCCGGTCGGCCCCGTTGGGCCGACGCCCGTCGGTCCCGTGGGTCCTGGCACTGTGGACGCAGCCCCGGTCGGCCCTGTTGGACCCACGCCACCTGCGCCCGAAGACGCGGCCGTAAGGCGACCTTGCGCGTCAACCGTCAGGGTTGTATTTGTGTAGGTGCCTGCAGTAACGGCAGTATTTGCAAGATTAAGCGTGCGAGACAATTCAAGACTACCACCGCCCTGCAGCCCGGTGCCCGCGATGATCGAGACATTTGCATCAGTTAAGATTATCCAACTGCCGCCATGCGCAAAATAAAGCTTTCCGGTGTCGTGCGCGTGAGCGACTGCGCCGTGATACGTCGACGCCGACGGAAAATTAGCAACTGCGTCAAAGTAAAACGGAATAATCGAGGCGGCTTGCGGCGCAACGATGGCGCCTGCGTCTGTAATCGTAACGCCGGAATTTTGGATCAGTTTGCCGGTTGTCTGATCAAAACGCGCGATTGCGTTATCGGTCGCCGACGCGGGTCCTACCACATCGCCTGAGCCACCGCCGCCCGAGCCGGTAGGTCCTGTCGGGCCGGGTATGCCCTGCGCGCCAGTTGCCCCAACTTGCCCCTGAGCGCCTGTTGGTCCAGGGACGCTCGATGCAGCCCCGGTTGGGCCAGTTGGCCCACTTCCAGCCCCAGTTGGTCCAACCTGCCCCTGAGCGCCAGTTGGTCCAACTTGCCCTGCATCTCCTGTTGGTCCTATATTACCTTGCGCTCCAGTTGGGCCGGGTATGCCCTGCGCGCCAGTTGCCCCAACTTGCCCCTGAGCGCCTGTCGCTCCAACTTGCCCTTGCGCGCCGGTTGGCCCAGGCACTGTCGACGCAGCTCCCGTCGGCCCTGCCGATCCTGTGGCGCCGGTCGGCCCAACAATAGGCCCGACGTTGACCCACGCGCTGCCGTTCCAGGTGAAAGCTGCGCTCGTCATGGCGCAAGCACAATGTAAGTGTTGCCAGGTTGATTGCCAACCATCGGCAATTGTGCAGGCGTGGCAACAACACCCACCACTTGCAGACCCGTCCCCGCAGCGCCCGTTGGGCCGGCATTGCCCTGTGCGCCTGCAGTCCCTGCTGGGCCTGTCGGCCCAATGACGCCGCGGTCAATGACCAGTGTAATGTTACTCAATTCGTCACTCCGTCGCTACGCACCAAGAAAAGCAAGAAAACGATTAGATCTTCGGCGGGCGTGCTGCCCGCAGCAGGCAATGCGATTTTGACGTTGCCCGAAAACCCAACGCAGTTGCTTGCGTTGATGTCAAGTTGCGCATCGGCAGCGGCGACCGACCATGCGGACTCGTCAATTACGAGCGTAAAAGTGCCGGTCGCCAGTTGCTGGTTTGTAATGGTTAAATTGACAGGCGAAGGCGGGGGCGAATAGTCCGCGATGTCAAACGTTAGCCCGTAGCGACTGTCGCGCACGTTCGAGAGTTGCCGCCGCAGGATCTGCGATGTGATCGTTGCACCCGTCAAGTCGCGCGGCGTCCCGTCGCTGTTGTTGAGCGTCAGGTTGTAGTAGGTGCGCTGGTTGTAGACCAGTTCGCCCGCGATGATCTGGTTGTCAAACCCGCTGATCTGCGTCAGCGTGTTTTTGTTAAAAATTGCCACGTGCCCTCCGCTTGGCCTACTTGCTCATACCGGCGGCGCGGTACACCGCGCACACCGTAGCGGTGATGCTTGCAATGCGCACAGTGTAGCGCAACATTTATTTTTCGGCGAGCGCCTGCTGCAAGGCCGCAACACGCGCCTCAAGCTCTTGCACAGCGCGCACAAGGATCGGAATGTAGCTTGCGTAATGGATTGTGTCGTGTCCGACGATGCCTGCGGACTCGGCGCGCGGATCGTGCATAACGAGCGTCGTATCAAGGTCCACCAGCGGCCGCACCTCGTCGCTTACAAACCCAAAACACCTCAGCGCGGGATCTTGACGCAGGCGAAAAGTAACTGGGTTAAGCGCTTTGACCAGATCCAAACCGTAGTCGATTGGCGCAATGTCTTGCTTTATGCGCCGGTCCGATGGCGATACTGTAGACACTTTCCAAATTAACTGATGAGCAGAGTTTCTGAAAACGTGCACGTACGCACCGGGGTAGTCGGTAATAACGCTTCCTTGCAAGGCAATTGCTCCGTTTGTATCCGGTGTAACGAATAACTGGTCATTGCCATAAACTTTTTGCGGCAACGTTACAAACGTGCCGTCGCCTCGCAAAAATGTAGTTGTGTTATTCGGAAAAGCAGAGAATGTGACGTTGCCGTAGCGGATCGCTCCTGAGACCACATTGACGGCATAGCTTGCATCGCAGAGCCTTACTTCGTGGCCTGATGGATTCGTAAACGAGCCCGCTGCAATGGTGGTCGCGGTGCGATGTCCCAGCGAGCCTTGAAAAATTTGAGAAGAGTCGTTGGCGACAAAACCGCTTACCCCTTTTCGGTCTTGCACGCCGAAAATAGTGGTCCATCGGCACATTTGCCCGCCCAACAATAAGTTGGTTGTTTGCATGTCAATGCCGATGGCAATATTGCCTGCCCCGCTTGTATAGGGCACAAAATTTGGCAATCTTGCGTTGACAGCATACGCGTAGGGTACTGCGCCAAAGCCCTGGAAAAGTTTAGGAGTCAAATTAAGGACCGCGTCGGTCTCGCCGCCCGTGCCGCCAAAAAACCCTAAAACTTCATTTGCACTGTTGTAGACAATGACTTTGTTTGTTGAGGCTTTGTTGATTTCAATGCGCTGCGCGCCAGAAAGGCCCGTGACAACCTCGCCGCGCAGGTACGCAGCGTTTGCAAAAAGGTTGCCGCTCGGTTGATCAAGATACCACCCTGCAGTGCCAAAGCTCGCCGTGGTGGGTGGCGTTGGCCCGTTGTAGTTGTCGCTGCGGATGCTCTGAAAAATCGACGCTGCGATGGGACCGGTCCACGCGGTTGAGTTGGCGCCTACACCGTCGACTGCCACTGCGTTAGCGTTGAACCGTCCCTGCAAGTACCACAACACCTGGCCGATTGTTACGGCTGGCACCGTTGCGCTCCAACCTGCAGGCACTGCAGAGCCTGCGGTAGGCGTCGTAAAAGTTGGCGCCGCTGCATTTTGTGCTTGGACTTTATAACAGGTAAGCGCGGCAATCCCAATCAAACCCGCAGTGCCTTGCCCGCCTGTCGCGCCCTGTGCCCCCGTAGCGCCGGTCGCTCCTGTAGTGCCGGTGGCCCCCTTGGCGCCCGTGCTGCCTGTGCTGCCGGTCGACCCCGTTGGACCCACGCCCCCCGTAGCGCCAGTCGGTCCGGCAGGCGTAATGGGCAACCAGTTTAGCGCAGTGCTGGAAGCGCTCCGCACCGCGCCGAGGTCGTTGCCGGCAAGAAACGTTAAATAATAGGTTGCTGGCGCAAGCACAAGGTTTTTAAACGTGAAGGTTGCGGCGTTGGTAAACGTTTGACCTCCAATCAATTCTTCTGTCGACCATAATTTATAGTCGGTATCAGCAGGCACTGCAACCGTGGTGTAGTACAACGACAAATACGTTACGCGACCCGTAGACGGCACCGTGCAAATTACGTCAAAGGTCGGTGGCTGCTGCGCTGCCTGGGTATTTGTGACCGTCGGCGCATTGGCGGCTGAAATAAATCCAGCAGCGGTCAACTGACTGTTGGGCGCCGGCGCAAACGCGGTAATGCTTGCGTCGTCATAAACTTGCGCGTTGTACTCGTTGAGTTCAAGTTTTGCGCCCAGGTTGCCATCCGGCAGACTTGCTTCGGACACCCGCATTACGCGAAAGAGCTTTGCGGCAAACCCAAAATCCGCATTGGTCAAACTGATGACGTCGCCCGCGTCGACCTGGATGGCCGTGTAAGCGGCGGTGATGGACACAACCAAGTCTTCGCGCGCTTGCTCAAGTCTTCGGTTGGCAAGGTACTGCGCCTGCACCGAATCGTTGACTAAGTCAAATCTCTGCGTCGCCTTGTTGTCGGGTTCGTTCGCGTAGCGCAGAGCTTGTGGCGTGGCAAGCGTCACAAGGTTGATTTGGTCGCGGTTGAGTTTGTCGGGAAACTCCACCTGAATCTGATTGATCTGCTGGTTTAGATCAATGGTGGTGACGTTGATCGCCCCAATGACGTTCGTGTCGTTAAACGTAAAAGTCGAAGCCGTGTCGCGGTTGATCACGATCGACCACTGTCCGGTCGCCGCTTGATAAGCCATCCACGAGTCGCAGGCATCCAGGATTTTTTGCACGTTGTCGAGCACAGGTTGCCCGGTGTCTAGCACTCCGTTGATGCGGTAGCGCGGCTGACTTTGCGCCGCACCGCCGCCGGCAGGCGTAAACGTGATGTTGGCGTCGCTGTAGACGTTCAAGGCTGTTGCGCTTGCAGCGTCGATCAACGATCCCATGCCGGCTCCGTACCGGCTATCGGACATGTAGTCGGCCCACACGTCGCCCGGCTTTGCTCCCTGACCGGCCAATCCTCCGCGCGGAAAATGCACGCAATTAAACGTAATCGGCAGCAAATGCGTCGTGTTCGCGTCGCGGTTGTAATGAAGCTTGACAATCGCAAACGCAAGCCCGTTCATTTGTCTGCCCGATGCGGGCCAGCGTAGCGCTGCAGGCAAATCCGCGCCGCCCATAAACACCGTCGGCGCTGGTCCATTGATCGCTGTAATCGCGCCTGCGTTAGTCGACTTGTAAAGCGCAATAAAAAGTTTACCGTCAATCTTTGTGTCCACGTTACCTGCGCCATCGGTAAGCGCCACAACGCGCGTCAGATCGCCAGTGGTGGCAAACGTGACAAGCCGATCACCGTAATAAAACTTGGTGCTGTCAAAGGCAAAAGCAGCGTCTTGGTGACTTGAAATCGACGTGACCGCAAGCACGTAGTACATGGTTTTATTGTCTGTCGTCAGCGCGGCATCAACAAAAGTGCCTCCAAGCCAAGCGTTTCCGTAGACGACCGGGATGCTGTTGTTGCTTGCGGGCGGCATTTGCTGGCGAGCGCCGGAATCTTGTGTTTTTGGCGGTTTTGCTCCGAAAGCACGGGAGACCAGCGTTGTTATCGTAAAATTAATCGCAAACGTCGCAATCGCGAGGCCTGTCGAGCCAAGATATGCGGCCGCCCCTATGATACCGCCCTCAAAAATTGCGGCTAAGACAATGCTGGCTGGCATGCTTCCCTCATCAGCGTTTCGTGCATAGCGCGGTAACCGTAGCGCTCGACATTGAGGTTTTGCTGGCGCGCGCACGACACCAACGCAACGCGGCCGGACTGCAACAACTCTTGTGCGCGTCGGTTGAATTCGAGCCACAATCGCCCACCTACCGTGCGGCCTCGGTGCTGCGGCACCACGTAGAAGGCAAGCTCCGACAACTCCCGCACCGCAGGATTCCACACGTTTGCGTGGATGATCGCGCAAAGCATGCCGCGCGCCTGATTGTCAATCAGCACAAAGCCTGCGCCCAAAATCATGCGCTCAAGCAATGCGGTCACGTGCTGCCGGTCTTGCATTTCGATCAAGGTACGCAGCTGCGTTTCTTGCGCGTATTCGCGCAGCATCGTTTTACAAGCCTCTATGTCGTAGGGCGTAGCAAGCCGAATCATTATTGACTTGGCAAATTATCGCTGGGCAACGTGTCTGTTGACTCTTGGCCTGAATCGGATTGCGATCCTGTCGTCGGCGGCACACCGAAATCGAAGAACTGTCCCGCAATCGCAGCCACGCGCGACATGCTCGCATCGCCGGCGTAGAGTTGCTGCCAAGCTTGCAAATTCGTGCGGATGCCTGCGACGCGATTGGCAAGAACCTCGCGGAAGCTGCTGCACGAAAGCGTTGCGGTCGCAGTACGCACGCGCATTTCGTCATTAAAA